CAACAAGATTAAATTTTTATTACTCAGCTTGATTAGTTTGCCTTTGATTGCTGGAAACAACAGCATAAACGTACAGCACAAAGGCACCTCATCTGTAATCAACATAAAGCAAGTTGGCTACACCAACAACGCTACGGTCTATTGTGGCTTAAGTAACGGTGTCTATTCTACCCACACTTGTACAAGGGCAGTCATTAACCTTAACATTACGGGTCATGGCAACACCACCAAGGCTTATTCACAATGGTCTAATCACACAGACTGGCGATAACAATTTAGGCTACCTTGATTTAGACAAGGATGACAACGTAGGAATCATAACGCAGAATGGAGATTCTAATACTGGCATAGTTCTGATGGCTGGAGACGACAACGCTTACACCATCAACCAAACTGGGAACTCTAAGTACGGAAAGATATACAGCTTTGGAGATGACTCTGACGCTACAATTACACAATCAGGAACAGGTGCACACAATGGTTACATCCGAAACTACAATTACGCTGACAACAACTCTTCTACTATCACTCAGTCAGGAAGTGGTGCTCACGATGCAGACATTTGGTGGTACCCAGACGCTGATGATGGCGTAGCGTCCATAACTCAATCTGGTTCAGGAGATCATACTGCACGACTTAATTTTTACACAGACGATTACAACGTAGGAGTAACCCAGTCAGGAGCTAACGACAAATCATTCACAGCCACCTATAACTGTGTCAGCAGTTGCACGAAGACGTTGACGATCACTCAGTATGATTAAGTACCTAGTACCATTATCACTCATACTTATATTGGTTCTGCCTTTTGTATACCAAACCACACCACTAGAAGTTCTCAAGCTCAAGACTTTTGATGCCTTAATACCAGAACAACAAGAAAGTGGTTATTTCACTGTACTTAACATTACCGATGATGATATAAATAGAGAGGGTGGCTACCCGTTATCCAGGCAAAGGCTCTCTGAAATACAAACGCAGATTATAGATAGAGGAGCAATAGGTGTTGGATGGGTTGTCACCTTTCCTAATAAGGGCAGACTATCTGTTAACGGAGATCAGGCGTTTGCTGATGCTTTATCTCAAGCACCTAGTGTTTTAGCTATGTTTGAGAACGACAAAGGCATCTACCCTAAAACGACAGGCACAGTCATACTTGGTGAAGACCAAGGTGGTAC